TAGCTCTTGCAAGTGAGAGACCTAGCGCAGATACCAGTCCAGACGAGTTAAATAATTTACTTATAAACTTTATAAAAAAAGTGATAAATATGCATGGTAAAGTAGATTGTGTTTACTGCGATAGTGCTGAACAGGTGTTAATAAAAGGCATTAAAAATGCAGTAGAAAAAGAAAATTTAAATGTTAGTGTTAGAAATGCTTTGAAGAGTGCTATTAACGATAGAATAAGACTTACAGACTTATTAATTAGTCAAGGTAGGTTTGAGTATACAAAGTATAGTGAAACTCTTGTTAATGCTTTGTGTAGCGCTGTTTGGGATAGCAAAGAAACTAATGAGGATATAAGGCTTGATGATGGTTCTAGTGATATAGATAGTTTAGATGGTTTTGAATATACGATAGAGAGATATTTAAAAAGGTTTATAAGGGGGGACTAAATGTTTGATGGATTGAAAAATGCTATAAGGGGGGTGATTAGCAAGTTGTTTAATAAGAGTTCTATACAAAAAGAGTTGAAAGTTGATATAGCTGTTAGTGATAAGATGTCAAGAGCTATTGATTTATGGATGTCTATGTATAAGAATAAATCGCCTTGGACAAATGAAATAACTAAAAGTTTGAATTTATCTGCTACAATTTCAAGTGAAGTTGCACGCCTTGTTACCCTTGAACTTGAAAGTGAAGTGGTCGGGAATGACTTTTTAAATGAACAATATCAAGATGTGTTAAAAGATATAAGAAAGTACTGTGAATATGCATGTGGGGCTGGTGGATTAGTATTTAAACCATATGCAAGCGAAAAAAAAATAGAGGTTGATTATGTCCAGGCAACTAATTTTTTCCCTGTTGAATACAATTCTGCAGGTGATATTACATCAGCTATTTTTTCAGAAATAAAAGTTAAAGGTGATATTAAATACACTAGATTAGAATATCATAAATGGACGCCTAATTCTTATACTATCTCTAATTACGCATATAAGAGTAATGCAGCAAAATTAATTGGTTATTCAGATGATTTAGGGAAGAGAATTAAATTAAGTGATGTTCCCGAATGGGCAGAGCTTTCAGAAGAGTTAGTATTAGAAGGAATTGAAAGACCTCTATTTGCATATTTTAAAATTCCGCAAGCTAATAGTTTGGAAAACACATCACCTCTTGGCATTTCTGTTTTTTCAAGAGCAGTTGACCTAATAAAAGAGGCTGATAAGCAATATTCAAGAATTTTGTGGGAGTATGAGGCTACAGAGGTGGCGATTGATGCAGATTCAAGCATGTTTAGAAGAAATTCGAGCGGAGAATATGAAGTTCCACATGGCAAGAAACGATTGTACAGGATGTTAGAAATGGAGGATGGAGATAACAAATGGAATGTGTTTTCACCAACCATAAGGGATTCGAGCCTTTTCGCTGGGCTTAATCAATTACTAAGAAAAATAGAGTTTAATTGTGGATTGTCATACGGTATTATATCAGATGCACAAGAGACTGAAAAAACAGCAACAGAAATAAAAACTAGCAAACAACGTTTATACTCTACTGTCAAGGATATACAAAAGTCTTTAGAGGACGCTTTGGAGGGATTAATTTATTCTATAGATAAGTGGTCTATTTTGGCAGGATTTACTCCTAGTTTGAAGTATGAAACGACTTTTAATTGGGACGATAGCGTAATAATAGACAAAGATTCTGAACTCTTAGCAATGCAACAAGATGTCGCATCTGGGTTAATTAGACCAGAATTATATATTGCAAAAAAATATGGAGTCACAGAGGAAGAGGCTTTGAAAATGATGCCCGACACTGGGGAATTAGTAGAGGATAATCCTTTTGACAAGGGTGGTATGTAGATGTTAACACCTAATGAGTTACAAGAAATTCCTAAGTATTTTGTTAGTTTATTTCAAGCTTTAGAGGACTTTATAATCGCAGATATTGCAAGACGTATAGCAAAAGTTGGGAACATTACAGATATGGCAGAGTGGCAGTTAATAAGAGCGGAAGAGATTGGAATTGCTGATAAAGTTATTAAAAGAAAAATTTCCGAAATACTTGGTATCTCTTTTGAGGCAGTTGACAAGTTATTTGAAGAAAGTGCTATAAAATCTATTGAAAGTGATAGCGCTTTGTATGAACATGCTAAATTAACACCAATACACTTGAATAGTTCTGAAGAACTTAAGAACTATGTTTCTTCAGCTAAAGAGCAGACAAGGAGCAAACTGAAGAATATGACAGGTACATTAGGGTTTTGTACTATTAAAAAAGGTAAGGTTATTAGTAAGAAACTTACAGACATATATATAGAGTCTTTAGACTTAGCACAATTTCAAGTCAGTACAGGAGTCTTGGATTATAAGACAGCGATTAAGGGAGCTGTTAAAAAATTGGCTGATAGTGGACTTAGGTTTATAGACTATGAAACTGGCTGGGCTAATAGAATAGATGTTGCAACTAGAAGGGCTGTGTTGACTGGCGTTAACCAGATGTCGCAGAATATTAATAATAAAGTCATTAATGATTTGGATACTGATATAGTAGAAGTTACAGCGCATTCGGGGGCAAGGTGCGAGGGTGCAGGCATTAAAAACCATAAGAAATGGCAAGGCAAATGGTATAGCATAAGTGGTAAAAGTACGAAGTATCCCTCTTTAAAGGCAATTACTGGATGGGGTCAAGGGGATGGATTAGGAGGCTGGAACTGTTCGCATCAATTCCATGCGGTCATTCCTGGCATATCTGTTCCTGCTTATACTAAAGAGCAATTAAAAAATATAGACCCGCCCGATATTGGATATAAGGGAAGAACTTATACACATTACCAGGCTTTACAATATCAGCGAAAAATTGAAACATCTATGAGGCAGACTAAGAGACAACTAATTGCTTATGAGTCTGCTGGTCTTAAAGATGAGTTTACAAGTGCAAGCATAAAGTTGCAAAGGCAGAAACAAGAGTATAGAGAGTTTAGTAAGGTTGCTAAATTGAGATTGCAAAACGATAGACACCAGGTGATGGGATATAATAAAAGCGTTAGCCAAAAGGCTGTGTATGCTGGTAAAAAAGGAGAGAAAAAATGAATAAAAATTCAATAACTCAACAACAAATAGATGATTTATTTAATCAATCTGAGAAAAAAGTGGATGTATATTGGGGCAAATGTACAATTATGACAATTCAGTTGTCCAATGGATTTACCTTAGTAGGGCATAGTGCTTGTGTTGACCCTGCAAATTATGACGAACAAATTGGATTGGATATTTGCGAGGAACAAATTAAAAACGAGCTTTGGAAGTTGGAGGGGTATAGGCTTCAATGCGAATTAGGTAAATTGTAATATTTAAAAGGTTAGAAAGTCTTATATTAATAAGACTTATTTTTATGCTTAAAAATACTTAATTCATTTATATAGATGTCTACTAAGCGACGTAAAAAGTTAGACAATATGTGATGCTACCACGTAAAAAAGCGTAATTGTAAAAAACAGGAGGTTTTTATGAAAAGAGAGTTTTTGAAAAGTTTAGATTTAGAGGACGAGGTTATAGAAAAAATCATGTCTGAGAATGGGAGGGATATAGAAAAGTATAAAAAAGAAGTAGAAAAGAAAAAAGAAGAATTGGAAAGCAAAAACACTGAACTCGAAACAGCTAATAATAAAATTAAAGACTTAGAAAAAATAGATGTTGAGAGTATAAAAAAAGAGGCTAATGACTGGAAGAGTAAAGCCGAACAGGCTCAAAAAGATAAGGAATTGATTGAAAATCAAATGTCAGAGCAGACTTATAACTTAAATTTAGATAATTATTTAAGTAATTTTAAGTTTTCTAGTAATCTCTCAAAAGAGGCTGTAAAAATAAAAATGAAAGAAAAAAGACTTGAATATAAGAACGGGGCTTTTGAGGGAGCAGATGATTATATGAAAGAATTGCAGGCAAATGACCCAGGGGCTTTTGTAAGTGGCAATAGTGTTCCAAAGGTTGTTAGTTCTAGCAGTGGAGATGCTGGAGAGTCTAAAGTAAGTTTAATGGAGCAAATGATAGCAAAAAATAGAGAAATGTTGAACATATAGGAGGTAGAAAATGAGTTTATTTGATTCAAAAATTTTTAATGGAGAAGTGTTTGGAAAATACGTTGAGACTGTACCTAATCTAAATAGGGACGAATTAATAAAGTCTGGAGCAATAAGAAGAAGGGACGATTTAAAGGCTATGTTTTCAGCCCAATCGGGAGCAAATTATGCAACTATTCCAATGCTTGGCTTGATTGATGGCGACCCAGTCAATTACGACGGACAAACGGATATAGTAGCAACTACAACAAAGACCTTTTCGCAGTCTGTAATTGTTGTTGGTAGAGCTAAATCGTGGGTGGAAAAAGACTTTAGCCAGGACGTAACCGGCGGAGTTCCTTTTATGGAGAATGTAGGAAATCAAGTTGCTAAATATTGGGATAATATAGACCAAAAAACTTTGTTAGCTGTTCTGGAAGGTATTTTCGCAATGACAGGGGCGAAAAATTTAGAATTTGTTAACAATCATACTTTTGATATAACAAAAGAAGCAGAAACAGAAAATCAAAAGGTTAAAGCCGAAACTCTTAATAGTGCAACTCAAAAAGCTTGTGGAGATAATAAAGAAAAATTTGCACTTGTTATAATGCACAGTGTTATATCAACTAACTTAGAAAATTTAAATCTTGTTGCTAGGTTAAAATATAC